TCCAGACCTACAAAAAGCCGTGGGTATCCCTCACCGAAGAGGAGATACACAAGTGCATAGCATACGGCAAAGGGGGTTGCGAGATCGAGCAGACCGCCAGAAACATTGAGTTAAAACTGAAAGGGCTTAACTATGATTGAAAACATCTTGACCATCATCGTCTTGCTGGTGATGGGTGCTTTGATTGGACTGGCGGTTATCTTTGCTGTTCTCTACTTCGGACTAGACGACAAATGAGGTCCACCAGAATGCCTAAACTGGTTGCCCTTATCTCTCAGAAGGGTTACACCAGCAGAGAGTTAGCAGACCTCCTTCATTGCACCTTGAGGTCTAGCAGAGATATGCTGCAAAAGCTCAAGGAAGAAGGTGCTGTCCACATCCAGTCGTGGCGTAGAGCACAAGCAAACGGCTGGATTGCTGTTTGGAGGTACGGCATTGGAGTGGATGCCGAGAAACCTGAGCCTGTGAGCAATAGAGCCAGAATCAAGAAGTGCAGAGAGCGAGAGAGCATTGACGAGAAAGAATTTCGTCTTGCTCGTCAGAGACAACTAAAGCGCAAGGTTAAGCGCGACCCGTTGACTGCTGCTTTTTATGGGGATGCGTAAATGAAACTTGTAATTACAAAAGACGGTGCGAAAGTAGACCTAGACTTTAGCGAAGACTTAGTCAAATCTGACGATGACACCTATATGGCTTTTTTAGAAGACGCAATAATGTTGCTGCAATCAGCATTACTGGACAAGCAATACTCAGTCGAGTAGACCTTTTGCTCTTTGATCTGCTAAATACTTGTAGTAGTTGTCAATTACCTGTTGGTCAATTAACTCGGATACGCCTTCTTTGCGTTTCTCAAGAGCACCTAAAGCCATATTTCTAATATCGCTTTTCTTGTTAGCAAACTCTTTTGTAAGTTGCGGAAATAGTCTTGGAAACAATACTTCTGCTGGCACGCTTTGACCAAGCGTTCCTTGGTACTCGCCAGTAAAGTCGGTGTTATATGTCTTGTTTGCTGATGGACGCAAATGCATTCCTTCTGGAGTCGTAAGGATTGCAGTATTACCAACATAGCCCTTTGGTACGCCAAGCAATGAAGGATCGATGATTGCGTTTTGCAAGTCTTCTGCGTTGAAACCAAATCGTTGTTGGTTTTCCTTTAAAAAAGCACGATTCATAATTGCTTTGCGTAACTCGCCAGCAGTTGAATTCACGCCTTCACCAGAATAAATCTGCACCCGTCCCTCTTCAGACATGATGCCTTTAAATTTCTTAAACGGTGTTTTTACTGTGCTTTGTGGCGGTGTGTAGCTTCTTACACTATCGTCAAATTCCTTGATAAGTTTTCTATCAAGTTTTGCCATATCAGCAATTTGCAATAAGCCCTCTACTGGCATAACTGAGAAGTTCTCAGCGCCAGTACCCATCGTTACTGGTAGGTGCAATATCTCACCAGTACCGCCAGCAGCAATGTTTTCCATGCGAGCGATAGCATCTCTGTCACGAATACGCTTTGCGATCTCTAAGCCAGAAGCGCCAGCAACGCCTTGCTGAATGTGAGCCAAGTCACGCGCATAGTCTTGACCGCCATGAGTAATGATTGGAGAAGGCAGCAACTCGTCAGATATAGATGTGATTTTGTAGTTACGGCTTGAGCTGTCCCAAGGCATCAGCATGGTGCTTGCGCCTTGATAGTCTTCAATCTTTAGTGGAGTCTTCTCAGCGAGACCGCCAAGAAACTCTCGCTCGTATCTTGTTCCGACTGTCGGATCAATCTTTAGTGGTGTCGATGGACGATACGCATACATCGGTTGCGCAGTAGTCTCAAGAAACTCTTTACCAGCCCTCGCCACATTTGATGGAAGTTCAGCCACAGCGCGACCAAGGTTGATCGGTCCTCTAGGATTGGCAGCAGAGCCTATCTGCTCCATACCTGCCGTCTCCATGCGCCTTGGTGTCATGCGTGGGATGTTGGACAAGATACGCTCAGTAGTTGGCGCTGCTGGCATGGACTGCAATAAGCCTTGCACATTAGCTGGCAGTCGTGGCGTGATGTACTCACGCGCCAAGGCATTGACATCACCAAGCAGACCAACAGGAGCGACAGCAAAGCCGCGACCAAAGGACTCAGCGTTGCTCAGAGAGCCACGCAATGCGTCCATCAAGAGAGAGTCGGAGTACGGGTTTGATGTAGCCATCGTCTTATCCTAGTCAAGTAATCCAGTAGGAGCTGGATAGCGTAATTCTGTCGGTTGTGAGAATGGGCTAAGTCCCTGCTGAAGTCTTTTCATTGCATACTCTTCAGCCTTCTTGTAAATGTCTTCTGTCGCAGGTTTATTTGCAAGCAGATGGTCTAACTCTTCTTTTGTAAGAGTCGGCACAATCAATGGGTACTCAACATTCTTACCGTTGTGGGTGAACTCACTTGATATTTCAGTCGAGACACCACCAGCAGTATTTGGCAATAAACCAAAGTAACCCTTACCCTTCATGGTGTCGCCACCATGACGAATGCCATAAGGAGATAAACCTAGATTGCCTGAGTAGTCAAGTAGTCCAGCCATATCTTTACGGTCCTAAAAGTCCACCGAGTCCAAGACCACCAGTAATTGGAAGTGCTCTCTTTAATGACTCTACTTGTGCTTGCTCTAGTGCGTTTGGCATCAAGCCAGTACCGCCAACAGCTCTGGTCAATACCGATGATGCTGGCGCTGATGTGTAAGCCCTTGCAGCCAAGTTTGTTGGCATCGACAAAAGCATATTCAATGGCGAGTATTCCATCGAGCGAGTCGCAGTTCCAGAGTCACCCACGATTGGTCTGAATGCCTGTGCGAACCTTGCTGCCTCATACATTGGTGTCTGGTTAGAGCCAAACACAAAGCCTTGTGGGTCTTTGCGTGTCAGGGCAGATGCTAGATTCAAACCAGATACATTGCCAGACGATGGATTGACAACGCCAGACGCTGTGCGAATGGTCATTAGGTTGCGGTAGTTGTTGCGAGCCGTAGCAAACGCCTCTTGCTCTGCCTTGCTGAGTCCAGCAGATAGAGCGTCGTCCACCATCTCCTTTAACTGGAATAGTGCAGAACCAAGATCACGCTCACCCATTGCGGTAGTCATCTCATTTTTGGCACTCTTGCCGAGCTTAGAAGACAGGCTTTGCAGTTGTACACCACTAGCCTCACCCTTTAAAGCCAATTCCTGTAACCGCTTAACAAGGATATTTGTTTTTAGTGGTTGCTTTGTGAGACCTTCAAACGCATTGTCAATAAGGTCAATGTTGTTCATAAAGGTCATGCCGTCGACTTTGCGTACATCTGGTGTTGCCACCTTCTTATAGACATCGCTGATCTGACGCTGTGCCTGAGCTAATACTGGATTGCTCAACTCGTCAGAGTTCACGCCAATGGCTTGGGCTGTGGCGCGGTTTAATACCTTCTGGTTTTCAGCCTTGATGGTGTTAAACGGTGCAGAAGTGAATGGGCTTGACTCCATTCGCGCTTCCATTTGAAGAAGTGAGCGCGAGCCTGTCTCTTGTGCTGGCGTAGTCTTGAACCCCATAGCCTTGCCACGCTCTAAGATAGCCTTTTGAGCAGCAGTAAGGGCAGCGCCAGACTCAGGTGCAACAGAGCCTAAATTGACACCGCCACCAGTAACTTGAGCAGTCGGTGTGGCGCTCACAGTTGCCTGAGCAGAACTAGGAGCACCAGCACCGCCAACGGCAGGAGCTGCACCACGACCAAATAACAGGTTAGTTATCTTGTCTCCAAGGTAGCCACCACCAGCACCAAGAGCACCGCCTAAGCCGATCTGCGTAGCCTTTTGTGCAGCAAATGAATCTTGTGGTTCAAGGACTGGCTGTAAGCCACCTCCAATAACACCAGAGACAGCGCCAGCACGCACAGGTGCAGTTGTTAGTCCAAGAGCCTTCACAGCCGTTGTAGCGGGAATTGCGGTAGCAACAGCACCGCCAACAGCGCGACCAACATCAAACTCGTCAGGTCTCATCTGACCCATGCGCCAGTCTTGTTGGTAGGCGCGTTCAGCCTCGCGGTTTATGTCTTCGACTCGTCTGCGCTCTGCTTGCATGAACTTCTCCATGCTAGAGCCAGAAGGTGAAATAGCCTCTAATCCTCGCGTTAGCAGTTGTGCGCCAGCGTCTGGAATGTCACGCAAGCCACGAATAACACCGCCAACAGGAGAAGCCAAGACCTTCTCGGTTACTGTCTTAGGTTGTCTCGGTGCTGGAGCTGGCGCAGGGGCAGACGCTAAGGCAGATGTAGCGGGGTCTTGAAGAAGAGTACCAATGGCTTTCAGTATGTCATCGTCAGACATTGTGTCTGGAAACTTAACTGCGCCAATGTTTGGAATTTGAACTATTTTGTCAGCCATGATTATTCCTGCACATAATTTAAGATGCCTGTCGCTGGATCACGCACAAGTCTTGGTGTTCTTGCAGCCATTGCTTTTTGTATCTGCTTATAAGCTGGACCAGCTCGCACAGTCATAGCAAGTTCGGTATCGCGTCTTGCGCGAGCTTTTTGCTCAATAGTTTCTTTGGTGTCGCTTACTTGCGGGAAATATTTAATAATTTCCTTGTCCATTTCATCTACGCCAATAACAGCGCCAGACTCTGGTCTTAGGTTAGCAGTCACCCAATTTTGTTGCGCTTGTCGATACTGCTGTCGAAGCCCACTCTCGCTGATATTTGCGATTCCAGTAGTCAATCCAGCACTAGGTATATTTCGCATGATTGACTGATAGTAATTTGGCTGCCCAACAGCTTGCTCTAAGGTAACAGGCTTGTTTGTCTTAGGGTCAAGAATTGGCTTTCCATCTGCACCAATTACAGGCTGATTGAAAATCTCAGTTGATTGCTTCATGCGGAAAGCAAATCCTGCCGACTTGCTTTGATCCTCAGTAGGCTTAGAGCCAGCACCCTCAAGAGGTTTACCACCTTCTGACATAACTGGTACGGCTGCACCCGTAGGTGCTTTTGGCACATAAACCAAGCCCTCTGGTGTTTCCTTAATTTCAAACGCGCCACGATTAAATTCTTGCTGTCGCAAATTAAGATTACCCATAGCAATGCGATTAGATGCCACCTCAGAAGGTGACATTGTTTTAGCAATACGCTCAACTTCTGCATTAGTAGACTTGTCGCGCACACTAACATAAGAGCCAAAGTCTTGATATGTGTAGTCTGGGCTTTTGTTTACATCAAGCAGCTTCATACCGCCAGACTTACTCATCACAAAAGATATTGGAGTTCCCTTTGCACTTACACCATACTGAGGTGTGGTGCTAAATTCTTCAGTTGGCTTAATCTTTAGGGCTGACTCTAAATACTTTGCTGCAATGTCTGGATACCCTGATCTATCAGCAATCATGTATTTATTCATTGCGTCCTGATACAACATATCTTGCTGAGACATTCTTTGCGTAGGAGCTTGCACTTGTTGACCGATTAAGTTTGCACGCGCAACGGTAGGACCAGCAGGTAGACCATCCATAGATATGGCTTGATCTGGCGTGATCGTTGTGACTTCACCACCACCACCCATTTGCGGTTGCATTTGTTGCGTTTGCAATGCCCTGCGGAAGTCTTCCATACGCTTGGCTTCTGCCAGCTTCTGTCTTGTCAACAAACTCTGCACAGCACCTGTCTGTGCTTTCTGATAACCCTCAGAACCTGCTTGCAAAGCACCGCCAAGGGCTTGACCTAAAGAGATAGGGGTACGGCTTGGACCGCCAGCCTGTAAGAGCGCTGCTGCTGCTTGCAGCATTGCTTGGTTTCTAATTGATTCTTGCTGACCAGCACTCAAATAATCTTCAAGTCCAGTACCGCCACCGCCAAAGAGTAAACCGCCAAAGTCTGTTGTTGCCATCATTTACTCCTTACAGGAAACCAAGTAATCCACCGAGTCCAGCACCGTATGCTGCGTACTCTGGGTTTTGTGTTCCACCAATTAAAGAACCTAACTTAGCGCCACCCAATGCGCCACCAAGCGCTGATGTGGCTTGGTTTGTATAAAGTGGTGCTGACTGAGTTCCAGCCGACGGTTGAAGGCTTAATGCGCCCTGAGACACACCAAGTCTTTCTAATCCTAAACCGCGAGCTGCATCGAGCTTAGATTGCTCGTACTGCTGACGCAACGCCTCTTGTGAAAGACCAAGGTTTTGAGCCTGAGTGAAACCAGTCTGGCGTAACTGAGCCACAGCATTAGTCGCATTGCGTAATGCTGCCTCGTCTACCAATGATCTGGTGACTCCTTGGCGTGAACCACCAAAGGCTTTAGCTGCTGTGGCTGCTGCCCCTTCAGCCGATATTTGACCCTGACGAGCACGCTCGATGTCTCCAAGAGTTCCTTGTATTACTTGCTGTTCGTAAGGGTTCATGTACTTCTGAACCATGCCTAAGTTGTACTCAGGGAATGCTGCGAATTGCTTAGGACCTAAACCAGCAGCCGTCGCTCTGGCTTCTTCCAAGTTGCGTAGATATGCAGCCTTGACATCTGGGTCAACGCTAGATGACGATGTGGATGTTGTACCACCACCCAAAGCCTTTGCAGCCGTTAAGCCAAGGCTTGCTGCTGTCAATGCGTTTTGTGGACTAGCCGTAGCCCAATCAAAAGCGCCACCAAGTAAGCTAGTTTGCGTAGAACCTAGACCGCCAGCAGCAGCGCCTTCAGCAGTTACTGGTGCTACGCTAGTTCCAGCCCACGAAGGAAGAGTTCCTTGCACGACTGGAGACAATGGAGGTAAAGCTCCAGCAGCAGAGCTTGCTGCCGTAGTTGTTGCCGTAGTGCCAAACGCTGGGAGTTCTGTGGCTAATATTGATCCAGTTGTGACTGGAGTTGCTACTGCTCCAGTAAAACCACCAGTAAGTCCTGATAGTTGAGCTGCCTCGGCAGCTTCTATTGCAGAACCAGTTGTTCCAACAAATCCAGCGCCTTCAGCACCGACAGGCATACCCTGACTCGCCAAATAGATAGCTGCTGCGATCTTGGCTTCTTGAGGTATTGCGTCGTCGAGTTGAGTTAAGCCCTCATCAACGCCACTAATGATGCCTTGACCAATCTCGCCTACTTCGCTTACTACTCCACCCATATCATCTCCCTTGTCACACCATGTTGGTGTAAATAAAAGCCTTTGATCCGTCTAATAGTGATATTTGACATTTCTCAGACCAGCCAAATGACTTGGCAAATCTTGCAAGTTTGATGTCTTCTTCGCGTATCAGCGCGACGAGAGGCTTCCCAATTAAATTCTCAATCAAAGCAATGCTCTTTAAGCAGTCCTTCTTGACTCCAGAAGACCATCTCTTGATGTCCACATGAAGCCACAAATTACCCCTAAAGAACTCCAAGTACACGGTGTAATCCTCTCGGATACACACAGGCACTTTCCCCGCCCTTAATTCTTGACTCAATTCTAAGTCACCGCTTACCCATTGCGACAACATCAAATCGGTTAACGCCAACGCGCCAATCGTCTAAGACATCGCCCGTGTATCTAACCTTGACCTGTCTGGCAGCAAACCTCACATCTGTGGGTTGCGCTGCTGCATACGGTCCATAAGTCGTCTCAGTCGCCATCGGGTACATCCGAGTCTTGAAGGACACAACGACCTCGCCAAGAGTCTGCTCATCAGGAATCACCCGACGCACCGACATGATGTTGTCCCCGTTACCGATCTCGTAAGGACCAGACTCAGCGTAAGGAGTCGAGCCGTCATAGGTAAAGCCAACCTCGTGCTCGTAGATGTAACCATCTGATGAGATCATCAAGGGATTGGTGAATACACCCCGATCAGTTCCAGCAGTCCGAGCCAAACTACCAATAGCCCAATGCCCTTCGCGGTAGTTGTAGACGACATAGGAGTCGTTCTCATTGCTGGCGCTAGAAGGGTAAAACCAGATGATCTCGCCATACTTACTATTGTGGACAGCGTAGACCTTGCTTGACTGGTTGTAGTTGATGTTCTGGAAGATGTAGTCGCCAACATCCGACACCAAGGGCTTGACATAGCCGTCATACACCCAGAAGCCTGACTTAGACATCCAAATGGCTGCCGTGTCAATGGCTGCGACAGCTTGTGATGAGATTACGCCACAGCCTGATCCTGCCTTCTCAAAGGAGTAAACATAAGGCAGACCAATGTATGTCGCCACATGGACATCTACATCGGTAAATAGAAGATTGATACCCCTGACGCGCTTACCGCACTTCAGAGAGCCGACAGAGTTAATCTCAAAGCTACCTGCCTGATTCGTTGCGGATGGTGTCCAGACGGTATTGTTCTCCTGATCGCACCACGCCACAAGTCTAGGGTTGCCAGAAGCGCCAAGTCCAAAGACAAAGCGCTCTGCCGTCGTCATAACGGCTGCACAGCTCGTTGGCGCGTTAGTAATCGCCACCGCTAATGTTGGAGTGGTAAAGCCTAACTGCCACTCAAGGAGCTGTCCATCGGCACTAGAACACGTCACCAGATACTCGCCCCAAGTGTCCTGAGTCCAAGTGGTTGCTGGGACGATTGCACCTAAGTCTGGACGCGCCACACCGTAGGCAGAAGAGCCGTAAGTGCCGTAGCCGTAACCAGTCTTTAGCGTTGCGTCTGTCATGCCAGTCGTAAAGGTTGTAGGTGTAATGTCCTTGAGAGTCCCAGACTCATTCATGGCGTAGAGCTTTGACGGTGTTCCAGCACTAATCCAACGCGCACCAGAGTTGTCTCTCCAAGTCAATAATCCTCGTGCCACACCCGTCATCTGCGAGTCTGATCTCTTACGCCACCCGCCCCAAGGTCTCAATGTGTTCTCAAACCAACGCACAAGGTTCGAGTCATACCAACGCCCCGCAGACTGGTACTCAGTACCGTTGCGGTAAACGCCAGCAGGGATTTTGATTGGTACGAGTGCCATAGGGTCTAATTATGCTGAAAGATTGGAGACAAAGGTAACCGTCGCAATGACAGACGGTATTGCTGGTCTTGTTGGTGTGGAGCTGGTAGCGTAGTGTTCAATACTGATACCTACATCTGAAGGTCTCCACATGATCTCAATATAGTCGTTTGTTTCCATGCTTACAAAGAAGTTCATAGCAGAGATCATGTGAGTTGGATCGCCTGATGATTTTCTTGGACCAAGACCAAATCTTGAGTTTGACTTGTCGATGTTTGTGCCGTTCTTTCTAAACCACACATCTACATCTTGTGTGTCGTTAGTGGTGTTTTTAAACTGCACGCTGAATTGAATGTTATAAATTCCAGCCTGAGACACATTCAACCTTGACGAGTTAGACAAGGTTACGCCATTGTTGAAGTCTGTTGTGTCAAAGGTTATGGCATAGGCAGTCGTTGTATTGGCTGCCGTCTGGTCTGTGCCGTCTTGGAATGCCCCGTAAGGCATATTGATAAACCTACCACCCCGTGGTGACGCAATAGACTGCAAGGCATTAGTCAACTTCAAGAAGAAGGTGCGCAAAGCACCATTCGTCTGCGCAACCGTCAGACGGTCATACTTATCCTGCGGATTAGGCAGGTCTGGTACGGCTGGAGTCTGGAGCTGCTGGTAGAAGTTCGTCATAGAGCCTTGTTGTACTCGTCTTGCGTGAGTAAACCGATGGCGTATTTGTTTTGAGGTCTGAAGATGGTGAGCTTTTGCTGACGCATTGCTGGCGCAAAGGAGATGTGAGTCCAGCCCTTGTCGCCAAACTCATGGATCATCTGGTCAAACTTGATACCTGCTGCATCGATAGCCTTGCAGACATCTAGTGGAGTGCCAAAGCCTCTACACACAAAGTCAATAGCCCAGCCGTCCATGTGACTCGATACCTTGCTGCCGCCCACCGCCACATTGACCTCTGGCAGACGAATCCATGAGTTGACATTGATAGCCTTACCAAGTAGCTCTCTGACCTTCTCCATGCCAGCAGCAGCCACCTTCATGTTCTCTAGTTGCTGTGCGTCTGGCTGGTTGCTGATACCGAGCCTTGTGGCGGTATCAGAGTGCGTTGCCTCCTCAAGTGTGAAGTGTTCACTTAGTTGCATCTTCTTCTCCCACAATGGCTTTTGCAATGGCTGTTGATGCCTTGCGTCCTGAGATACCGCCCATAGTGCCGACACCCATAAACGCAATGGCTTTCAAGATTTCAAGGAATACACCGTCAATCGGTGCGAGTTCTGGGTCTTGCTTCTCAAACCCGATCAGGTACAAGACACCAAATGCAATGCCAAGAACCATTACGGTAATTGACTTGACGACGAATGCCCAGACTTGAACCTCCACCTCTTCCACCGTCAGTTGTGGACGATTAGCCCTAGCCAACATCATTTGCTTTAAGAATTCAATCATTTGCGTTTCTCCATTACCTTCTCAACAGTTCTGCCACCAAAGTAAGCCAACATGATCAGTTGACCCCACTCACCCAATAACTTCACATAGGTCTCGTTCACATTGATACTGAAAGCAGACATCATGGCGAATAAGAAGTACGCGCTCAGGATCGCTATAAGGGTCATAGGACGAATGTTTTTTGATAGGTAGGAGTCAGACTTCATGTCTGCTTCCCAGCGCTTTGTAACGGCTTCTAGTTCAGCCTTGGCAAAGTCTGCCTCTACTTCTGCAAGTTTTGCCGTCGCTGCTGGATCGCCAGCAATAGCCTTTGCAACGGCATCAACGCTATCAGACACGCCAAACTTACTAGCCAAAGCGGTAACAGCAGCGCCACCCATAGGACCAGCGACAGCCATTGCCAGCGTGGGTGCGACACCCTTGAGAAGATTGAGTAAGTCATTCATTTGCTTTCCTTGAGTTCTCGTTTGAGTTTACGCAACTCCTTGATTTCCTGTTTT